AGCGGTTTATGAGCTTTGACCACGGCTATTCCCGGCCTTTCTCCTGCGCGTGGTGGGCTATGGACCCGGACGGTAGGCTGTACCGATACAAGGAATGGTATGGCTCTGACGGCGTGCCGAACCACGGATTGTTTCTGTCCCCCAAGCAAATTGCCGCAGGTATTCTGGAGCATGAACAGCCAGAGGCGCAGGACAATCTGCTGATTCAGCGGGTAGCCGACCCGGCTATCTTTGACAGGTCACGCGGGGACAGCGTGGCGGACATCATGCGTCGGCTGGACGTGAACGGCGACCGCCGGGGCGTGATCTTTCAGCGAGGGGACAACAACCGTCTGGCAGGCAAGATGCAGGTGCATGAGCGGCTTCGCTTTGACGAGGAGGGCAAGCCGAATCTGTACGTCTTCTCGACCTGCAAAGATTTTATCCGAACGTTTCCGGCGCTGCCCTATGACCAGCACAAGCCGGAGGACGTGGACAGCAACGCGGAAGACCACGCCTACGACGACTGCCGGTACATGTGCATGATGGCTCCCCTGCCGATTCGCGGCATGACGGTCAAGCCACCGAAGGCATACGACCCCTATGAGGAGGATGAACCTTGACGGAAACGAAAAAGCGGAAAAAGCCCTCCGAAGGGGCAATGGCCCCGGTGGAGATTCTGGGCGAACAGCAGTTGGATGAGACGCAGCAGGAGCTTGTGAAGGAGGCCTATGCGCGGCTGGAGGCGTGGGAAAAGGACTGCCAGGTCTACCACGCAAGCGCTACGAAATGCAGGCAGGTTTACCGCCTGAACGACCCGGAGCAAGACTTGCCGGGAACCCCTCCTGCCCGAAAGGCGATCCAGCTTCAGACGCTAAAAAGCACCATCAACAACTGTGTTGCCGACCAGATGGACAACACCCCGGAAGCGCTGATGCTGCCGGAGCGCCCAGAGGTGGAAAGCCTTGCCACCGAAATGACAGACGTTGTTCGGTTCATCCTTGACCAGAACGGCTATGAGACGTATCACCGCCGCCGGGTCGAGGATTTTTTTATTGCCGGAACGGCGGTTACGCAGGTGAGCTGGGACAAGGACATGGACAACGGCGACGGCAACGTGTCGGTGCTGCGCATCCCCGTGGAAAACATGGTATGGGACCCGGAGAGCGAGGACATTCAGGACGCGCGGGCTCTTATTAAGTGCAGTTGGCATCCGCTGTCCTGGTATGCGGATCACTACCCGGAGGCCGCGCCGTATATCCACGACGAGGCCAACGAGCATCAGAACGTGGGGCGGCCTGAGAGCGTACAGAACGTGGTCAGCCCGTCTGAAGGCCGTGCTATGCTGCTGGAATACTGGTATCGGCGGTATGACAGCCGAAAGCGGAGATACACCATCAACGTGGCGTATTTGGCGGGCGGGGCGCTGCTGGATCAATTCGAGGACGCATACGCACACGGCAAGTATCCCTTTGTGTTTGATGCGTTTACGCAGATTCCTGGGCAGCCTGTGGGTGAGGGCATGGTTTTCGAACTAACGCCCATAATGCGCTACATCAATCGTTATGCGCAGTACATTGACGAGAACCTGCGGTACAACTGCAAGTCGCGGATGCTGATCCGCAAGGGGTCGAACATTGATACCAAGCAGCTTGCGGACTGGAATCAGAACCTTGTAGAAGGCGACGCCATTGACGAGGACAATGTGCGCTGGTTCGACACGAAACCGCTGAACGGCATGGTTTCCAATCAGATGCTGCAGTTTCAAAACGACATGAAGATGGACAGCGGACAGAACCAGTTCAGCCGCGGCGAGGTCTCCGGCGGCGTGACCGCCGCCACGGCAATCAGTGCCCTGCAGGAGGCCGGTGGCAAGATCACCCGTATGCGCACGGCAATCCTGTCGGCTGGCATGAAGAAGATCGTGGAACAGGTGCTGTGGCTGGTTGCGGAGTTCTACACGGAAGACCGGGAACGGCTGATTATTGGCGAGGATCAGGAGCGGCGGACGATCCACCTGAACGCAAAGCACCTGATGAACACCGACCGCAAAGCAGGCGGTCTGCTGCCCCCGCCGCCCTATGTGGTGCAGATTCAAATTCAGCGGCACAATCCCCTGCGGGTCGCGGCGCAGAACGATCTGATGATTCAGGCTTACACCATGGCGGCGCAGAGCGGACAGAACTTCCCGCTCTCCACGCTGTTTGAGTTGCTGGTGGTGGATGGCAAGGATCGCGTGCTTCCGAAGCTGCGGGAGATGGAACAGCAGCAGCAGATGATGGCGGCCTTGCAGGAGCAGAACGCCCAGCTTCAGCAGCAGAACGAGGGCTTGCAGACGAGCCTTGACAGCTACGCAAACAGCTTGGGTGAGGACACCAGCGCCCTGCAGGATGCGAGCTTTGGCGGAGAGGCCGAAACGACTTGATGAAAAAACGGAGGAGAACCTATTGGCAGCGCCGATCATCCTCCGGCGGCGGGACGGTACGCACGGACGCGGAACCGATGATTGCGCAGGCGGGGGCGCAATGGAAACGATATTAAGCCGCGAGGCTTGATATATACATCTCGATCACCCTGGCCCGAAAGGGAGCGGGTGGGAAAGGATTCTCATGGAGGAAATTTTGAACATCGGGGAACAGGCGCAGGAGAGCGTGCAGACCGATGCTGCACAGGCTTCTGCAAATCAAGGTGTGGCGACGCTGACGGAGCTGCTTGGGGCTTCGGCGGAGGATGGCGCGGAGAAACAGCCGCAGCCGTCCCAGGAGGCCGGAGAGAAACAGCAGGAGGAAGCGGAGCCGAAGGTATCCGGCGGCATCAAGGGCCGCCTGCTGGAAGCGGAGAAACGCGGTCAGATGCGCGGCTATGACGCCGGACGTCAGGCGGCAGAGCAGAGCTACAAGACCCAGTTGGCAGAAATGCAGGCGAAGATTGACAAGCTGACCGAATACGAGCTGCGCGAGGAGGCTGCGGCGCTGGCAAAAGAGGAAGGATGCTCCGAAAAGTTTGCAATGCGCCTCCTTCGAGCAGAAAGGGGCATTCCGCCCGTTTCGGCGCAGGACGGTACAAGCAGTACCCCGTCAGCGCCCGAACGGAAACGGGACGATCAGGGGCGCTTTGTGGCGCATACGGAACCGAGCCCCGAAAGCGCGGACACAGCAGTACGTGACCGCGCTCAGTTCCTGTGGAATCAGGCGGAAACCATCAAGCGGCTGACCGGCGTGGACGCGATGGCCTTGTACCAGCAGGCTGACGCAGAGACCCAGCGCAAGGTTGCACGCGGTGAGATGGATTTCACCGATCTGGCGGCACAGGAACAGGACGACACCAAGAAACGCACGCCGCCTGTTGTGCGCGCCTCTGGCGGAGGGGTGCAGACGAAAAAGCTGTCCGACATGACGGGAGATGACTTCCGGCGGGTGGACGATTACGTCAAGGGCGGAGGCGTGATCCGCATTGAGTAAAAAGAAAGGAACGTCTAAATGGCTGTTTTTGATAACCTGAACTATTCGACTTCCGCTGGCCTTTCCGCCAGCGTAGTCAGCTTCCACACCAAGAAGCTGCTGGAGAACATGCGCCCGGCGCTGATCCACACCCGCGACATGCAGATGGTGAATCTGCCGCTGAACAACGGTCGTCGGGTGCAGTTCCGCAAGCCCGTCCCGCTGGATGCGCGTCTTGACCCTTTGGGTGAGGGCGTGACCCCGGAAGGCCAGAAGCTCAAGATGACCGAACTGTGGGCGACCATCAAGCCCTACGGCGGTCACATTGAGTACACGGATGAACTGAACTGGGCGCTGTACGACAACACGACCCGGCTGATGGATGAGCAGCTTAGCAATCAGGCTTCGCTGACGCTGGACTGTCTCGCCCGGGACGCTTACAACAGCGGCCTGAACGTGCAGTATGCCGGTGGCAAGGGCTCCCGCACGGCGCTGACCGCCACGGACAAGATTACCTACGCGGAAATCAAGAAGGCCGTGCGCACCCTGAAGAACAAGAACGTGAAGAAGTTCGCCGACGGCTACTATCACGCTTTCCTGTCTCCTGACGCCACCTACGACCTGACCGAGGACGCCATGTGGATTGATGTGGCGAAGTACCAGGACAAGCGCAAGATCGAGACGGGCGAGCTTGGCGTGATGGCGGGCGTGAAGTTCTTTGAATCCACCAACGCGAAGACCTTTGACGCTGAAACCTACGTTGTCGGTGCGAAGACCTCGCTGACCATTGTTTCCGGCTCCTATGACGCGGCGAAGAAGCAGGTCACGGTATCTGAAGCGCTGACCGACTATGAGTGCCGCTGCCTGATCGGCAAGGTGGTGCAGCTGCGTGGCGGCGCGTCCTCCGCGTACAAGTATGCGACCTGCCTGATCGAGAACGCGACCACGGACAAGGTGATTACCCTGCGCTGGGCGCCCACGGAAGAGGTCGTAACGGCGCTGGGTTCTGCGGCTGGCGCGATCCTGCCTGCGGGCGGCGGCGCTTCCGGCGTGACGGTGGCTTCCACGGTGATTTACGGTCAGGACTTTGCGGGCGGCGTTTCGCTGGGCGGTAACGGCGACAACGTGCAGATGATTATCAAGCCCGTCGGTTCTTCCGGCGCGACCGATCCCCTGAACCAGCGCGGCACGGTGGCCTGGAAGGTGAAGGGCGTGGCCTACACCATTCTGCAGGACGACTTCGGCGTGCGCATCGAGCATGCCGTGTCTGCCTGAGTGGACTGATATGGGGCGTCGGGGACTTCCCGGCGCCCCGCTTTTCTGAAAAGGAGGAACGAATATGGCAAAGACTGCAACCGCGACCCCTGCTGTGCAGGGAAAGGAAATGGTAGGCATTTGGCTCCGTCCGCTGGACAAGGAAGGCACGGGCGAGGTTGACCAGAGCGTAACGGTGACGATCAACGGAAAGCCCATGCGGATTATGCGCGGCGAGAACGTGCAGGTCACGCCTGAAATGTATCTGATCCTGAAACAGAGCGGACGGTTCCCGGAGCTGAGGTGAGCATATGACGCTGGAAGAGCTGAAAAACCGTGTCATTTTTCAGGTGAACGCGGACGCGGATGACCTGAGCGATTATGAGCCGCATCTGACAGGCTACATCAACCGGGGCTACAACCTGCTGCTGTTTGCGTTAGTGAAGCGGCGGCTCCCGTCCGCAGGCTTCCCAACGCTCAGCGAGGACGCGGACACGCCCAAAATCCCAGCTTGGACGCACGGTGCGCTGGCGGATTATGCAACGTGGTTGGTTTACCGCAACGGCAACCCGCAGAAGCAGAGCCGGGGGCAGGCGTACCTGTATGCCTTTCAGGAGGTTGAAACGGAGTGCAAAGCCGCTTCCAGCGGGTACAGCATTGACGGCAGCACAGGAGAGATTGTGGAGGGCAGCACGATTCCCCCGCAGTTTTATAATGTGTATCCAGAGGCAGCGCCGGCAGACCCGGTTTATGACGACATTTAACGCGAAAGGAGCGGCGGCATGCCGACGATCTATCAAACGCAGACCAGCATTCCCAGCTTTGGCGGCATCAACCAGAGTACGGACGGCTACAACATGTCGCTGCGATACGCGCAGTTTGCGGCGAACGCGGACGTGACGGGCGGTGGGCTTGCGCCGATGCGGGCAGGCGTGCCCATCGCCCAGACCGTCACCGCGCCCATTGGGACGCTGGCGCGGCTGCACAGGCGGTATCACGCAACGGAAGGTGAAAAGGACGTACTGGTTGCTATCGCCGGGGGCAAGGTGTACACCAAGCTTTACGGACATGACGACGCATGGGCGGTGCGCTATTCTTCGCTGACGGAGGATAACTGCGACTGGGTGACATACGAGGTCAACAAACCGGAGAGCGATGCGCCAACCGATGTACTGCTGTTCACTAACGCAAAGGACGGCATGTTTTGTCTGTATGGGGACAACCTGCAGGTAACGCCCGTGGAAACGCCTTACAAGTTCGGCGTTCTGGCGCGTTTTAATGAGCGCATTTGGGGCAGCGGCATTGCGGATGATCCTGACAAGCTGGTGTATTCCGTCCCGTTCGACCCCTTTAACTGGACGCAGAACAGCGAGATACCCGAGGACGGCGGCGGCGAGATCATGCAGCCGAGCTGGGACGGAGACAGCTTCCTTGCGCTGCGCACCTTTGGCAGTCAACTACTGGCTTTTAAGAAAAACGCCATTTGGCGTGTATTGGGGACGAACCCCGGCGAATTTGTGATGAAGGAGCAGTACGGCGGCGGCGCATTGGAGGAGAACACCATTGCTGTGACGGGCAGCTATGCGCTGATGCTGGGCTATGGCGGACTGATGCGCTATGACGGCGCGGACACGGCCCCCTTCCGGCAGCAGGACGTGCGGGAGATCATGGCGCAGGTGAACCCGGAAGCGCGGGGCAATTCCTATGCTGTGATGGACGGCAAGCGGTATTTGCTGGCGTTGCCTTTGGGAAAAAGCACAGAGAATAACGCCGTGCTGGAATACAACATCACGGAGCAGTCCTTTTCCCTGATGCGCGGGGTCGGCGTCAAATCTTTCCTTGCGTTTGACGGGACAGTCTTGTATACTTCGGCATCAGCGCCGGGGACGGTATATGTTTACGGTGGCGGCGAGGTGCTTCCCGTGACGTGGGCCAGCGGCTATCAGGACTTGGGCATGAAGCACAGCGTCAAGAGCGCTTTTATGCTGTACTTTACGGCATCGGCTGAAAAACGCTTTCTGCTAACGCTGGGCGTGCGAACTGAAAAGAAGCTGAAGCAGAAAGAGATCATGGTGACGCCGGGGAAAAGCCATCGGGTGATCTTGAACGTATCCGGGCGGTACTTCCGGGTGGAGATCGGATCACGCACCACAACGCCCTGGCAGCTAAACGGCGGGATAGAGATCAACATGGAGCTTGACCCTGATTAAGGAGCAAGGCAATGGCAACAGCGAATTATCAGTATATACAGCCCGTGGTTCCCTCGCATTGGAACAGCGAGGAAAAGCGCTATGCCAACATGGTGTTGGACGTGCTGGACACGATCTTTTCATGGAAGGGGCGGCTGACGGCGACCGACCTTTCGGAAAAAGGCAAGCAGCAGCTTACGGAGATCGTCGGAAAAAATGTGGAGCTGGACGCGGCGCAGATCAAAAATCTGAAGGCTGAGGTTGCGACCATCACAAAGGCCTATCTCAGCAGCGCGGAGATCGACTGGGCGAAAATCGACCGCTTGACTGCGACCATTGCGCAGATCACCAGCGCCAGCATTAAAAGCGCACAGATCGATTCCGCGCAGATCACCGACCTTGTCGCCAAGGTAGCTGAAATAGTGGAAGCAAACATTGGCACCATGAACGTGGACTGGGCGAAGATCAAGAGCCTTACGGCAGCGGTGGCAAATATCGCCAAGGCGCAGATCGGCACGGCGGACATTGACTGGGGTCACATTAAGGACTTGGTGTCGGGTAAAGCCATTATTACGCAGGGACAGGCAGGCGAATTGTATATCGCCGATCTGGCTGTTACCGAGGCGAACATGGTAAAGCTGACGCTGGGGCAGCTCCTCTTGAAGGGCGCAGACGGAGGCTATTACACGGTCAGCGTAGATGGCGAAGGCAACCTGAGCGCGGTGCGCACGGACGTAACGGAGGCCATGCCGAACGGGACGCTTTCGGGAGACAAGCTCATTGAGGGCAGCGTCACGGCAGGGAAACTAAACGTGAAGGACATCTTTGCCGACAACGCCAGCATCCGCGACCTGATCGCGGCGAACGTGAACGTGGATGTGCTGTTTGCTCGGGAAGCAACCATTAATGCCATTAACGCCATGGATATTATGGCGAATGACCGTTTGAAAATTTTTGTGGATGGGCAGAACGCGCTGAACGAGCAGTTGAAGGCATGGTTTAACTTCAGTAAGGACGGCGTGCTGGGGATTGGGCGAAGCGACACGGCGTTTTCAACCACCATCAGCTTTGAGGAGCTGGCGTTTTGGTATTACTCAACAAAGGTTGCGTACATGCGCGGCGATGAGATGCATGTGCCGAATGCGGTGATTGATACCCGGCTGCGGATTGGGGATTTGAGTGGGGAAGTCGCGGGGGATTACGTAGTATGGAGCTGAATGAACCACACCACCGCTGCGGCGGTCCCCCTCCCCTTTCAGGGGAGGCTTGGGGCTGAGTGTGCGGCACTTTGGCTCCTTTGAAAGGGGAGCTACCGCCGGCTGGTGACCGAGGGGTTATTGCGGGGGTATAGGAGGCAGTATGGCGCAGATTACGCTGAGTTCAGATCAAATTTGGTTGAAGGGCAAAGGGACGGCGGGACAGGTATGGACGCCCACGCTGTCAGCGCTGCCTGCTGGGGCGATCATCAACAGCGTCATCCTCTCGTTTGTGTCAGGCCATATTTATTCCTCGCCGGGACGCACGGAAATCTTCTGGGGCAGCGAAGCCATTGCGGCGAATCGGCTGTGGTATATCTCCAACGGCAGCGGCGACAACAACCGCACCACCATCAGCCTGACGGGGCGCATAACAGGAAACGGAAGTTTCAGCCTGTTTTTCCGCAAGATCGCAAACAGCGCGGGTTCTGCCTCAAATGTGTATTTCTCTGACATCAGCATTGTGGTGGATTACACGAACCCCCTCAGCACGTTTACGCTGAACAAGACCACGCTGGATGCGGGGACGGCGCTGGGCGTGACCATCAGCCGGGCGGACAGCAGCTATACGCACAAGGTGACCTATGCCTTTGGAACGCGGTCGCACACACAGACGGGGATTGGCACGTCTGCCAGCTATACCATCCCGCTAGCGTGGCTGGATCAGATTCCGAGCGCTGTCAGCGGCACGGGATCGGTGACGGTGGAGACGCTGAACGGCGCGGGCGCGTCCATGGGCAGCAGAAGCGTGAATTTCACCCTGACAGCGGGCGCGGGAGTAGTGCCAAGCGCCGGGACGCTGACGGCGGCGCTGGTGGATGGAATGGGCGGGGCTTACATTCAGGGGCACAGCAGGTGCAAGGCAACGCTTAGCGGCTACACGGCGGGCACGGGCGCAACGGTGGCGGCGGTAACCATCACAGGTAATGGAAATTCCGCAAACGCGAACACGCTGACCAGCAGTCTTTTGCGGACGGCTGGAACGGTGACGTTCGCGGCAACGGTGCGGGACAGTCGGGGACGGACGGCAAGCACGACGGCCTCCATCACGGTCACGGCGTTTACGGACGTTGCGATCACAGGCAAGACAGCGCTGCGCTGCGGAAGTGATGGCACGGAAGACCGAACGGGCGGCAAGTCGGTAAAACTGGGATGCAGCTACAGCTATACGGCGGTGGCAGGCAACAGCGTGACGGTACGGGTGTTTTGGCGAGTTGCGGGTGCGGCGGCATGGAACGAGATCACAGGCTGGGACAGCACCAGCGGATATACGGCGGTGGCGCTGGTGGATTCGGTGCGGCTGGATGCGCGGTATGAGATTCGATTCCTTGTCGTGGACGCGGTAAGCCGAGCGGAACAGACAGCGGTGATCGACCCCGGCGAAGTGTTTATGGTGTGGTCGAAGGTGAGCAAGTGCTTGGGGCTGGGGACGTATCCGACTGGAGAGAAACGGCTTGCGTTGGCAGCGGACTGGGGGCTGTACTTAGGAGATCATCGGTTGAGCGCGGCGGCGAGGAATCTGCTGGACAACAGCGACTTTACAAACGCTGTAAACCAGCGAGAAAGTGCCAGCAGCGCGGGCAGTTGGAACTATATCGCAGATCGTTGGCTTTGCAAGGGGGCTGGGTTTGCGCTGAGCAGCAGCGGCATTACCATCCCCGCCGACGGGCATCTGGTGCAAAGGGTGCCTGTCGGCATCGTCAACAGTGCTGCCAAGCTGACCGCCGTGTATCAGAAAACAGATGGGAGCATTGCGACCGCCACTATTTCGAAAGCGAACAACAGCTACTATAAATATTCCATTTATAACGACTCAAGTTCTGCGATCAAGGTGCGCTGGGCGGCGCTCTATGAGGGTGAATACACCGCCGCAAATCTCCCGTCCTACATCCCTAAGGGGTATGGTGTGGAGCTGACCGAATGTCTGCGATATTTCGAACGTGTTTATGATCACATCTATTTCAGTTCCGCCGGGGGTGTCCATTATTCTATTGGTTATACGCTTAAACAGGCGTGGCCGACCATAACGCTTGGGAAAACAAACAATGTATCCGGGTTGAACGTGAATTTTGAGGCGTGGAACAATAACAAAGCTCATGCCGGAGGGCAGCTTGGCACGGCGACAGGCGAGGGCTATTGGTATGGATACTTTAATGTGAGTGCAGATTTGTAAGGGGTGAACTCAAAATTGGAAAAAGTCATAAAATTCAGCGGGTGGACGCCTTCTCCAAATACTGTAACGATTGGTATGGAGCGTGACAACAAGGTTTTTTCGCTGAAGTTCGACGGGCTGCCAGAATACCCAAACGGGACGGCATATTTGCACATTGACTGCGGTGAAAACGGTGCTGACAGCATTGAAGTGGTGGATGGGACTACGGAGATTACGCGCAATGTGACGCAGTATGAAGGCGAGAAGGAAGCCTATGTGGAGATTCTTGCGGATGGGGACGTTGTCTGGCACAGCGACGTGATTATGGTCACGGTGAAGCGGCTGCCGATCCTTGCTGAAAAGATCGAGCAGGCCTACCCTACGGCGTTCGAGCAGGCGCTAGCGCAGACGGCGGCGGACAAGGCTGCGGCGGCGAAGAGCGCGGCGGATGCGGCGGCTGCGGCGGAGGGGATCGTGACCGAGGAGGCGGCGCGGCAGGACGCGGAGAGGAAGCGCGTGGAGGCCGAAAAGAAGCGCGAGGAAGCCATGGCACAGCACGCGGAAAAGATCGCGGAGCTGGAAACGGAAGTGTCGAAGAAAGCGCAGATCGACGATACAATGGTCTCTGACACCGAGGCGTGAAGCAGCCAGCACATTGTGGACATGCTCTGCCCGCCGCTAGAAGCGAGCGGAAACCCTGTCGTGTGCTATCCCGTGGCGGGGAGCAAGCTGGGCGCTAATGTAAACTGGGAGCCGACGCAGGAGGGCGATGGAACGCCGTCTCCGGATAATATCCGGTCTATCCACGGCAGGGACAGCGTATCCATCACCAGACAGGAGGACGAGCTATCTATGGCGCTCACCCTCCCCTCAACCATCTACGGCGGCGAGGTGAATGCGGTGACGGGAGATGGACAAGAGACGTGGCAAGCCAAAACCTTTGACGGGACAGAGGATTGGCAAGTATATGATGCTGGTGGTATAGGGCAATTTTTTTATACGACTAAGTATACCGTAGACAAAGAGCCGCTTAAAAGTATATGTTCACACTTTGGCACCGTTAGGTATGCTGGGACATCAATTATCCGTATTTATACGGATATGTTTACGGACGGAGATGCGTGGAAAGCCTATCTTGCTGCCCAGCACGCTGCTGGTACGCCTATCCAAGTCGCGTACAAGCTGGCTACGCCTGTCCCCTTCACAGCCACGGGCGGCGGCACCATCAAAGCCCTGAGTGGCATTAACACCGTTTTGACGGATGCGGATACGCTGACCATCACAGGCCGTGCAGACCCAACCCACATCATAAAGCAGTTGCAAGCCGCTTCCGCTGCGTCGGCACAAGCCCTCGCGGACGTAGAACGCGCTGTAACCGATATATAATCATAAGGAGTGGAGATCATGAGCGAAGTAACCCACACCACAAAGTACAAGGTGCTCTACAACCGCCTGACGGGCGGCGTACCCTTTGCGGCAAGCACCGCCATTGACCGCATCACCGCCCTTGCGGATGCGCTGGAAATTACGCAGGACGAGGCCGCAGAGCTGACCACGCTTGCACAGGAGCGCGGAACGACCGGCGCAACCGTCGAAGAGCGGCTGGCTACGGTGGAAACGCACCAGTTGGAGCAGGACGAGGCGCTGATGGAACTGGCGGAGATGCTTGCAACGGAGACGGGCGAAAACTAATATAAAACTCGCGCACAGCGAGGTAAAGGAGGACTGAACAATGACCTTTGGCAAAGCTATCAGCTTGGCGAGAAACGGCAAGCGTATCCAGCGCAAGGGCTGGAACGGGAAGCGCCAGTATGTGGAGCTTGCAACATGTATCAGCTACCGTAATGCAGCGGGTGAAATCGTAAACTGCGACCACGATGCAATCGGCAACGCGGCTTTCGCGTTTGTCGGGACGTCTGGGGTGCAGATGGGATGGCTGGCATCTCAGGCTGACATATTGGCAGATGATTGGCAGGAGGCGACGGACAATGGCTAAAATCTACAAGCGCTGGATCGACGCGGGGCGTATGACTATCAATCAGGTGCCGGAGCGCTGGCGCGAGCAAGTGAAACTTGCGACTAACTTGCGACTAACTTGCGACTAACTTGCGACTAACTTGCAACTAACTTACAACAAACTTACAACAAACTTGCTGACAAATGGAGGTGGTGCGTATGACGATACTCTTAGGTGCGCTTATTCTGCTGGCGTGGTGCGGCGCGGCGCTGGGGCTGGGATACCTGCTGGGGACGCTGTTACGCAAGCTTGGGAGGGATGACGAGTGAGCGCACGGGACGCGGTAGCCTTCGCTCTCGCGCATGTCGGCGACGGCTATATCTACGGCTCGACCGGCTGGACGTGCTCCCCGGCGCGGCGTGAGCAGCAGGCAAAGCAGTATCCGGAGTACCGCGACAACATCCTCAACGTTGGCGCAAAATGGGACGGGAAGACCTGCTGGGACTGCGCGACGTTTACCCGCGCCTGTGCCAAGGCTGGGGGCGCGACGCTGCCAAGCGGAGCCACAAGCCAATGGCGCTCTGACGCGTGGAGCGTGAAGGGGACGATTGACCAGCTTCCGGAGGATGCGGTGGCGATGCTGTACCGCCAGAAGGGCGAGATTATGCAGCACACCGGCCTCTATCTTGGAGATGGCACAGTAATCGACGCGCGCGGAACGAAGTACGGCGTGGTGCATCAGGCGCGAGAAAAGTACGATTGGACGCACTACGCCGTTCCGAAGGGCTGGGGCGGCGCAAAAGAAGAAAAAGGAGAGGATGAGACGATGCAGACCATGGTGGTAACGGCGAACAGCGGTAGCACGGTCAACCTCCGCTTGCGCCCGGACAAGGCCGCGTCGGTGTTGGCAAAGGTGCCGATTGGCGAGGCTGTGCAGGTGCTGGGCATGGAGGACGGCTGGGCTACGATCCAGCGGGACGGGGTGACGGGCTACATGATGGCGCAGTACCTCAAGGCGCAGGGCGAGGCCTCCCCCACGCTGGAAGAGCGCGTGAAGCAGTTGGAGGAGCGCGTGGCGGAGCTGGAAGGAGGCCGGGGGTGATGCAATGGGTGCAGCTTTTAGTGACGATCCTCGTGTCCGTGCTTGGCTCTTCTGGATTTTGGGCAGTGATCGAGACACGGCGAAAGAAGGACACAGCAGAGCGCTGCCTGCTGGTCGGACTGGCGCATGATCGTATTACGTGGCTTGGTGTTAAATACATCGAGCGCGGGTACATCACGCAAGAAGAATATGAAAACTTGAACGATTACTTGTATAAGCCCTATCATGACGGCGGCGGCAATGGAAGCGCCGAGCGCGTGATGGAGGCGGTCAGAAAGCTGCCATTTCGGCAGAAAGGAGCGGAAAAATGAGCGAGAGAAAAGCAATGTTAAGTCAGCCGATGGCTGGAAAAACAGAAAAAGAAATAATCGATACGCGTAACCGCGCCGTGGAAGAGCTTGAAAAACGCGGCTTCGAGATCGTGAACACGCTGTTTACGGACGAATGGTATAGCCAGCAATCCATGAAACAGCGTGGCGTGGTGCAAATCCCTTTGTGTTTTTTAGCTAAATCGCTCGAAAACATGAGCTTGTGCCATGCGGCCTATTTTTGCAAGGGCTGGGAAAACGCTCGTGGTTGCAGAATCGAACATGAGGCCGCGAAAGCATATGGCCTTGAAATCATCTACGAAGAAAAGGGAGAAATCGAAAATGAGCGAGAACATTAAGCGGAAATTGACAAGCAGGAAGTTCTGGGCGGCGGTGGTAAGCTTTGTAACCATGCTGGTAATGGCCTTTGGCGTAGCGGAGGAAACTGCCACACAGGTTGGGAGCATCATCATGGCAGGCGCAACCGTGATCGCGTACATTATCGGTGAGGGCATGGCGGACGCGGCAGGCGTAGAAGTAAAAAAGCAGGAGGAATGAGTAAGAGGTGGCAACAAACTTTAGGGCTCCCAAGTCGGTAGACGAACTGGCGGAATCGTTGTCGGCATCGCAGTTTACGCCAAAGACGGACGCGGAGCTTCGGTCGCAGGCGGAAACGATGTACAAGAATCAGCGCGACCAAGCAATTCTTTCGGCTCAGCAGAGCCATGACAGTTCTGTTGCCGCCTTAAACTCTCAGCTTGCGGCGCTGGATACCTCCTATGCGCGGCAGGCGGAGCAGCAGAAGCAGGCAACGGCAGCGTCCCGTGCGAACGCTGATCGGCAGTCCCTTTCTCGTGGCATGCAGCGGAGCAGCTATAACAACGCGACGCTGGCTAACATTGACCTGGCAGGTGAAAAGGCGCTGGCGCAGATCGCCCAAAACCAGACCAATGACGTAAACAGCGTCAATTCTCAAATTTCGCAACTCCAGCAGCAGCTTCAGCAGAATATTTCTTCGGCGAACAGCTCGTTTGAGAACAGCGTGCTGGCAAAGCTTGCGGAGCTGCAAGCGGATCAGTACAGCAAGCAGCAGACCGCACAGGCCACAAACAACGACATCCTGATGCAGCTTTATCAGCTGCAAAAGAGTGCGGAAAGTTCGAAGGTCAGCAGGAGGGGAGGCGGAACTCCGAAACCCGACCCGAAGGATGACCCTGACGCGGATGACGACGGACTGGACGCTGACCTTGCTGGCAGTGTTGGCAATAAGATCGCATCCGGAATCTTTGCGGCGCTAGCGGCAAAAAAACAGCCGAACAAAAGGTTAAAACAAGGCGTGCAAGGCATTAATAGAGGCACCCAAACCAAAGCAATGCATGTCAGCCGGTACTAAGCAAAATGGAGGAGAATGGGAGTGGCAATGGTCGTGCAAAGCGTGAAAAAAAAGCGGTCCGAAGGGAAAAGCCTTTGGGCTGGAATGAGTCAAGCAGCATCCGGCGAACAGGCGAATCAGCGCAAGAAAGCAGCTAGCCTTTGGAAGGACGCAAAGCCCTCCAAAGGCATTACTCGCAGCAATACGACAAACTGGTACAGCGGAGAGACCCCGACTGCCAGCGAGATGATTGCCCGTGCGGACGCGCTTTACGGGAACGACAAGGTGCGCCATGACGAGGTGCTGAACAAGATTTACACCCGCATGGCAACCCCCGGCAGCGGCGTATACAATCCCTACCGCACGGCGACCAATTCCGGGCTGATCGACAACCTGACGGCGCTTGGCATTGATACCAGCGGCGGCATTAATGACAACTTTTTTGCCGCCAACGCCAGATACCAGAAGTATTTACGGCTGTCTGCTGCATCCGGCACGCCCAGCGCCCCCACCAAGAAATCCACAAACGAGGAACGCGCCGCCTACTATCTGTATCAGCTCCAAAAAGATGAGGCCACCACAAACGAGGCGGAAAACGAATGGGCTGACATGCAGAAAGAAATCTCCTATTGGGTGGGCAAGGGCTATTCGGATGACGAGGTGTTGGCGAAGGTCAACGCGGACGGCAAGTATACCACGCTGAAGAAGATGGACGACGCCGCCGGGATGGGTGCGCCGACGGCGTTGAACCGGGCTGTTGGGTACTCCAAAGACGCGCAATACGGCGCGATCTGGGCGGCGTGGAACGGCGGCGGCAGCGGCGACGCGTTTCAGGATTCCGTCAGCTACGCGTCCGGGGTAGGCAAGCGCTACAACGCGGACAAGACGCTGGAAGCGCGTCGGGACGTGACCAGCAAGGACTATATGCCCTATGCGGACGGCTCCACGCTGGACGACGCCAACATGTATTTTGGCGTGTCCAGCTTTGACCAAGACTGGATCAATACCAACAAGGGGCTGCTGAACGGCACAGACAGCACGGCGGCGAAGTATTTTAAGCAGGTCTATCAGGCAGAGCAGACTACGCAGGAGGCGGAGCAGGAACGAGCGGGCGTGTATGCGTGGATCGACGCCATGCAGCGGCAGGGCCTGTCAGCGGACAAGATCAGCGACCTGCTGCAAAGCATGTATGATGATCCCAGCAGCACGGACGCGGTGCACATGTCCGCGCTGAAGAAAATGGACGAAGGGCGCAGATCGGGCGATCCTGTTGCGTTGACACGCTCTGTGGCCTGGCGGCTGGAGGATGCGCTGGCGTATGTGCGCGGCGGCAGGACGGCGGAAACGGGCGCTACAGGCCGTCAGAACGCGGCGAAGCTGGGGCAGGCGCTGACGCAGCCCGCAGTACAGGAGCAGCCGCAGGAACGGGCACAGGAGCAGGCGGAAGCGACCCCTGCGGCGACCACGCAAAAAGGAAGCTCCCCCGCCCTGAGCGATGACGGGCTGGTTGCGGCCTTTGCCGCCCAAAAAGCGGAGGATGAAACGCCGACTACGGCGGAAACAGGCGAAGCGGCGGAGGACGTGCGTGAGCAGAGCGAGGCAGAAACTCAGCGCGCTCAGCTTGTAGAAGAGTACCAGACGCTCCAGCACAGCGCGGAGGTGCGCGGGTATGCGCAGACGGAAAGCATGGACGCGCTCCGCGAAGAGATTTCCACATTGACTGCACAAATTAGGGATAACTTTACCCTTGATCGTCCCTACACCACCGACGAAGCGGAAGCGGTGCTGACGAAGGTTTACGCGGGCACGGAAGAGCTGACCGAGGACGAGCAGAAAATCTTTTCCAGTTTCTTTAACGATTACGGCGGGTTGTTCGGCATTGCGGGCGGCAGTGACGGAGGGTACCGTGACTACGATTCCGCACTGCAGTACGGCTCCAAGGCCACGGAGGCGCTGACGTGGACGGACAGCCCGGAGGCGACCACCCGTGACGGCGTACAGACCATTATGCAGATCGTCAAGGACACCCAGAGTGCGGAGCTGGCAGGCCTGTCGCTGGACGACTGGTACGCCGAGAATCCGGACGCGGAAGCCCGGCTGATGCAGGTGAAGGACAACGTGCTGGCGAGCCGGGAAGCCAAGGCAGAGGCGCAGAAGCAGCAGGCAGCGGAGCAGCGGCAGCAGCAGTTGGCCTATAACGTGCATGTGCTGCAGCAGGTAGCCAGCGGCGAAGCGCTGGACGAGACCGACCAAGCCGCCTATGACCGCATCATGCAGACGGACGCGAAGCAGCTTCTGGCGACGGATGCAGGCTATGCGACGCGGATCGATGCGCTGTATGATGGCACCGCGTTCCAAACGTTTGCGGAAAAGAGGGGCTTGTCGGACGAGCAGCGGACGTGTACGCCTTTTGTGGCAGACATCGTAGAAAACTATTACGCCACGGACGCGAAGCTGGCGGCCTCCGTTGGGTTGACGCTGGATGAGCTCTACACACAGTACCCGGCGCTGCAAAAATCTGAAGATGCGGTGATTGAACAGGCGCGGCAGGACTATCTCGCCCGCTGGAACGAACCGGCAGACAGCACCCCAGAGGGTGAAGGGCTGGGCTTTTTCAAATCGCTTGCGCTGGGCGCTGACAGCGGATGGAACAGTTGGGTGGCCGGCAAGATCGGGTTTTATCAGGCGATCACTACCCATGACGACGAGACGGTAGCACAGGACAACTATGATGTGTATGTGCGTACCTACGGCATCGCAGGCGCACGGAGAGCCTACAGCAACGATGTTGCAAGCGCGATCTACGCCATGGCGGACGACGACCCCATGAAAGCCGTATATGCACAGCAGTTCGCGGACGCACAGCAGAATGGAACAGACATCTTTCAGCTCCCGTTTAACTTCACCGCTGAAACACTGCGGCAGGCCCGGCAGAAGTTTGACGCGAACGTACAGGCGAACGCCGATCTGGTGAACGAATACGGTACATGGGCGGAAAAGTGCCTGCTGTATCCTGTGTCCAGCAGCATTGTCAGCAACAGCTTGAACTTGGCGGAAAGCGCTGCGGTGACGGGGTTGACGGGCGTTCCGACGCTTGGCACGGTTGCCGGATACGGGTTGCAGCAGTTTGGTGAAACAAAGCTGGAAGCCATGGGCAAAGGCCTTTCCAGCGCGGAAGCAACGCTGGTGGGTGCGCTGGACGCAGCGTCTACCGCATTCCTCGAAGGCAAAATGGCGGAGAAGTATATCCCGTCCGTCTTTGGCGGCGCGGTGAAGGACGCAACCGTTAGCGCGGCGCGGAAGGGAGGCACAGCGTTTTTCTCTAAGGTGGGAGCGCTGGCAAAGGAATTTGTCTCCAACGGCGTAGACGAAGCTATCCAAGAGAACGTGGAAAACATTGTCTCCGGCGGCATTAAGGCGGCAGCCTATGGAGACGCTGCCGAGCTGACCAGTCAGCTTCAGCCGGGGCAGGTGCTTGAAACCGCTGCCATGGCCTTTATGACCTCGCTGGCGCTGAGCGCCGAGGGCAAGGGCATGAATCTGATCGCAGCCCAGCAAGCGCAGAAACGTGCCGGAGCGGAGCAGCAGCAGACCCAGCAGGAGGCCCAGCAGCAGCAGGAAAGTTCCGAAACGGAGCAGGAAGCGCAAACGGAGCAGGGAGCGCAGACGGAGCTGACCCCAACACAGGAAAATAATGTTGTGTTGGAGGCTGACAGCGGCGAGGCCGTGCAGCCCATGGGAACAGTATCAGAGGCCCAGCAGCAGGCCGTCCGTGAAGCTATTGCGCAGGTGATGGGCTACCCCGAAGCAATGGAGCAGGTGGTGGAAGCCCGTGCGGCGCAGATCGTCAATGAGCGCGTTGGGCTTGGGGCACTGAACACCGAACAGATCGGTCAACTGACTGCCCGTGCGCAGGAAACCGAGAATGCGCTGCTGACGGCACGGAATACGCAGGCCGAACAGAGGCAGGAGCTGCAAAGGGTGCAGGCCATTTTGCAGAAAGCCAACCAGCGGGCGGCGACCCAGCAGGGCGCGAAGACGATCTCCCAGTATGCCCCCAAAGCCGCAAACCTGCGGGAGGCGCTGCGCGTATCAAATCAGCAGGTGCAGGAGGCGCAGCAGGCATACCAGACGGCGCGGCAGGAGCTTAAACAGGCACGACAGGCAGCTTACACCCAACTGCAGCAGCAAGCCATGACGCAAGCGCAGCAGGAGATACAGCAAGCCGCTGAACTGACAGCCGAAGCCGCCATGACCGGGGACAACGTGCAGGAGATTCAGAGCCAGCAGCAGCAGGCCGACGCTGTAGAGCAGACCAGCGCTCCGGATGCCGCGCAGGAGCTGAAGGCCGCGAGAAGCGCCTACTATCAGGCGCGGAAGCAGGGTAAGGCGCTGCAAACACAAAAGCAGCAGCTTACAGCCCAGCTTCAAGGGCATCTCCAGGCTGTACGTGTTGCTGAACAAAATGGGTCTGACGTGAGTGCTTTTGCGCAGTCGCTTGAGCAGATCACGGGAGCGCTAACGGAGGTTGACAAGCAGATTCAGCAGCAGGCGCAGGTAATTAAGAATGCGAGGGCTGAAATGAATCGGCTGGCGGCAGGAGGCCAAGAGAATACCCAGCAAACGCAGGGTGTACAGAATGCACAGAACGCACAGAATGCCCCGCAAACAGGGCAGGAAGCCGCGCCGACGGCGCAGGCAGGACAAGTAGTAGAAGGCCAAACCGAAGGGGCGGCGCAGGGGCAAAATGAAGCGCCTGTGACTGCTGCCGAACAAACGCAAGGGTATCCCTATAAGAACGACACCGCGCAGGAAGCGGGTGAAGATACCGCGCAGCGTCAATGGGGGCTTGAGGGTGCGCAGTCTTCGCAGGTTTTACCGCAGAAGGTGAAAGATTATGTTCTAAATCATAATGAATATTACAAGGACAGCAATACAGAACAGGTCAACCGTGCGCTGGTGAGGATCGAGAAGATCGGCGAGACGGGGGCGTTGTCTGAATGGATGTCCATGGATGAAAACGACATGGGAAATGCTGACGCGCAGGCCATGGGGAATGTCCTGATGGCGCTTGCCTGCCAGCGCGGAGACGCGACGACGCAGTGCGCTTTGGTGGAGCGGATCGCGGACAAGTACAATCGCATTGGCACCGTTGCAGGCCAAGCTTTGCAAGCCCGAAAAATCTGTGATATGATGACCCCGCAGGGCGCGGCGCTGTATGTGCAGCATTTTGCCAAGAAGATGTCGAAGCAGTTCTCCTCGCAAAAGACGCAGCTTGATCTTAAAGTCTCTCCGGAAACCATGCAGCAAATCCTTACGGCTGAGACGCTGGAAGAACGTCAAAGCGCCGTGGACGCGGCAGGGGCGGAGATCATGCGGCAGATTCCGCCTACGCTGGTGGACAAGCTCAACGCGTGGCGGTATCTTGCCCTGCTGGGCAATCCGCGCACGCACATCCGCAATCTGGTTGGCAACGCGGTGTTCATGCCGGAGGTCGGCATCCGTAACAAGGTAGCTGCCTCCATGCAGGCGGTAGCGCAGCGGATGGGCTGGATGGCCGCGAGTGAACGAACGCGCAACGCTACGCCGATCAAGAAGGAATATCGGGAATTTGCGAAAGCGGACGCAAAAGAAGAAAAGGTTGCCAAGGCGCTGAAGGACGGCGAAAAGTACCTGACGGACAGCCAGCAGGGATTTTCGGACGCTCCCAAGCGACGCTCCTTTGGCAACAGCGCGGCAGGCAATGTCGCGCAGGCCTTGTCCGATTTCACAGGCAACGCGCTGGCGGCTGAGGACATGATTGCGAAGCGGTACTACTACACCCGCGCCCTTGCAAGCTACATGCAGGCGCAGAACATGGACTTGCAGACGGCAACAGAGCAGCAGCTCACGGAGGCGCGAACCTTTGCCGTGCAGGAGGCCATGAAGAACACCTATAATAATTGCAACGCCATGGTGGAGTGGCTGATTGACGCTGAAAACAGGCTGCGTCAACGAAAAGGAGGCCGCGCTGCCGCCGCCATCATCGAAGGTGTTATCCCGTTTAAGAACACCCCGGCGAACGTCATTGCGCGAGGGGTTGAGTACAGCCCGGTCGGATTGGCAAAGACGGTGGTGATCGACACAGTTCAACTAAAAAAAGGCGAATTGTCTCTATCTAACTATATCGACAATTTGGCCTCCGGGTTGACCGGCACGGGAATGTTCGCGCTGGGGATGTGGCTGCGTTCGATTGGCGCAATCACAGGCAGCATTGACGATGACGACGAGGGCAAATTTGAGAAGCTGAAGGGCGAACAGGAATACGCCTTTAGGGTGTTTGGGAAGTCGTACACGGCTGACTGGCTTGCTCCCGGCGGTATCTCGATGTTTACAGGCGCGGACTTTTTCGACATGATGGCGGATTCTGGAGCCTTCAGCTTAACGGACATGTTTACGTCTCTGGGCAAGCTGACAGAGCCTGTATACAACCTGACGATGCTGGACAGCATTAACAGCGTTTTTGACGCTGACAGCCCCAGCGAAGCAGGCTTGACCGCGCTGCAGAATTACCTTGGGCAGTTCGTCCCTACCATTTTAGGGCAGATCACCAGAACGATTGACCCTGTGCGGAGAGCAAACTACACGGATAAAAACAGTTGGATTCCCGCAGACGTTCAGTATTTTCTGAATAAGCAGAAGAACAAAATTCCCGGTCTGTCTACCTTGTCCACGCCCTACGTGGACGCTTTTGGGCGGCAGGATGTAAGCGATAACGTATGGCTGCGGGCGTTCGAAAACTTTATCTCGCCGGGGTATCTGAATGATTTGCAGGAAGACGACGTAACCGCAATGATCGACCAAGTAGCCAAAGAGAGCGGTGAAGATGTCTATCCGTCCAGCGTGGCAAAATACATCAGCGTAAATAGTGAGCGCAAGAACCTGACGGCGGAGCAATGGACACAATACCAGACGCAGGCAGGCAAAGACCTTTACGCCGCGCTTGATGCGCTGTCAAAGGATGCGGACTTCGCGGGGCTTGAACCCGCCTATCAGGCGAAAGCAATCAAGAATGCGACTCAGTACGCGGTGAAGAAGGCGCAGCAAGCGCTGTATCCGGACGTGAGCGTGGCGAAGTGGATCACGAAGGCCGAAACCGTGCCGGAGGCTGCAAGGGAAGCGGTCAGCCGTGCGCATGACAGCATGGTGACCGACTACGCAGAGGCGAACGCGAAAGAGATCGTGCAATGGGCGCAGGACGGCAACTTGGAGGCGTGCGAAACGCTTATGCCCATTTTCCGGGAGCTTGGCCTGAAGGACAGCGAAATCAAGTCAAAGCTGGCGGCGGAAGCGAAGGGAGTCTATCAAAAAGCATGGCTGGAAGGCGACACGGCAACGTGTCTGACTCTTGAATCCGTGCTGGATAACATGAACGTTGGATTCAGCAGCAAAGATTACAAAACGTGGAAAACGGACGCGCAGAAGGAGAAGGAGAAGTAAGGGGGTGACGCCCCGTGAAGCTAACCGAGCTGACGGGTGCAGAATACCGTTACTTCAGACAAAACTGCCCATTCTCCGACCGTGAAATTGCTGTGCTGGACCTGTGCCGCCGGGGCGCGTCCCTTGTTGAGACCGCCCTGACGCTGCACGTTTCCACGGCGACGGTCAGCCGAGTGCGCAGAAATATCCGAAAGAAGATTGCCCGGGAGCAGGGCTGACAGAAAGATGAGGAGCTTGTGATAGGCTCCTCTCTTTTTTTTATGGGAAAATATGGGCAGGAGGTGACGAAGATGCCTTATTTCCCACCATATCAACAGCCTGCCTACCCGGCGTTGCAGGCTCCAGTTTACAACACCTATCAACAGCCAGCGCAGCAGCAGCCCGACCAAGGCGTGCTTGCGCGGCTGGTTACGAGCCGAGAGGAAGCGCTTGCCGCTCCCGTGGACTTCATGGGACGGCCTACCCTAAGCCTTGACATGGCGCATGGCATGATCTACCTCAAAGTCTTTAATAGCAGCACAGGCAGCGCGGATTTTACGGACTTTGGCAAGATCGCCGCACCTGACAGCGCCAAACAGCCCGTTTACGCCCCGATGACGGCGGTGGACGAGCTGAAAGCAGAAATTGAGAAACTCAAACAAAAATTGAATGGAGGGGCAGAAGCATGAATCCATTGCAAATGCTGGGGAACGGACACCCGCTGCTGCAAATGATGCAGGGCATGCGTACAGGCGCAAACCCTATGGCGATGCTGGGGCAGTTGTCCGGGAATAACCCCATTATGGCAAGAGGGATGCAGATTGTGCAGGACAAGACCCCGGAGCAGCTCCAGCAGATCGCGCAGAACATGGCGAAAGAACGAGGCGTTGACCTAAACGTCATGCTGCGGCAGTTTGGCCTACGATGATTTCAGCAGGGCGGCGCGTCCCCTGTGGAAATAAAAAACATAAAGGAGATTGAATGATGGGCGATAATGATTTTGCAACCGGATACGCGATTGGGCAGAGCGACAACGGCAATCGCGGCAACGGCATGTTCGGCGGTGACTGCTGGATTTGGATCATCGTGGTGTTTGCCCTGCTCTTCGGCTGGGGCAACGGTGGCTGGGGCGGCAATGGCGGCGCTGCTGGCGCGACACCCTTTGCAACCAGTGCGCTGACGCAGGCTGACTTGCAGCGCGGCTTTGACACACAGAGCATTGTGTCTAAGCTGGACGGGCTGACTAATGGCCTGTGCGACAGCACCTATGCGCTGAACAACGGCATGCAGACTGGCTTTGCCAACGTACAGCAGTCCCTCTGCTAGGGTTTCAACAACGTGAACACGGCGATGCTGCAGGGCTTCAACGGCGTGGAGCGCGGACAGGCTGACTTGGGCTATCGTCTGCAGGACTGCTGCTGCCAGACCCAGCGTGCCATTGACAATGTGAACTACAACATGGCGACCAACACCTGCGCCATCCAGAACACGATTCAGAACACCACTCGTGACGTGCTGGATAGCAACAACGCCAACACCCGCGCCATTCTTGACTTCCTCACGCAGGACAAGATCAGCGCGTTGCAGGCAGAGAACCAGACGCTGAAGCTGGCGGCTTCTCAGTCCGAGCAGAACAGTTATCTGGCGGCGATGTCCAACGCGCAGACGGCGGAGCTGATCCGGCGGTTGAACCCCGCGCCGATCCCGGCCTATCAGGTGCCTGCGCCCTATCCCTATGCAAACGGCAACGGCTGCATGGGCTGCAACGGCTGACAGCGTGATTCGGGGGCGGGGTAATACCGCCCCCTGAGAAAGGAGCAGAAAATGAGCTGCAAAAATGTATGCGCCCTCTGCCCACGGCTGGTAATCAGCCAGGCCGTGACCTTTGCGGGGGGAGTATTGGCAATTAACCTGCCTGCCGGGAGCTATCAAAATGGGGAGAAGTACTGCATTGTGGTTGCGCAGACGATCCCTGCAACCACGACCATCAGTGCGCCTGTGGTAGTGACCATTGGCACAGGCACAGCGCAGTATCCGCTGACAAAGCGCAACTGCGCACAGGTAACGGCCTGCGGCATCCGCACAAGGACGCGGTACGCCACCGCGGTCTCCACCAGCGCAACGGGCGGTGCGTTCCGGCTGTTGGGCAGTCCGTGCTGCGCCCCGAACAACGCGCTGACCAGCATTGATGGCACTGCTCCTGCCACAGCAGCGGACGGAGGTGGCGCCGGATGAAATCTGGATTGAGGATGGTGCTTATGAGCAAAGATAGAAGGTATGACCCCACGCCCCAGCGCATCGGATATGATGACGGAGAGCGGTATGAGGACGATTACGGGCGGCGGGCTCGGTATGATGGGCGCGTTGACCGCATCCGTGACTATATGCCGCCTGTATACGATCACTACGACGACGGGGATGAGTACGAACAGCCCTCGCGGTACCGCCGCGATCAGCGCGAACAGGAACGCATTAAGTGGCAGCGAGAGCAGGACAAGAAGCGCATGTTGGAGCGCCAGCGGGAGAGCCAGACCTATCAGGGCGAGGATGCCGCTGCTCCCACGCGGGAGCAACATGCGCCGCGCATGACCATGGAAATGGCGGAAGAATGGGTGGAGTGCATGCAGTCCGCAGACCCCCGCGCCCCTGAGGGCGGCAAGTGGTCGGCGGCGGAAGTCAAGCCCTTCGCCATCCAGCTTGGCATTCCGCAGGGCGGCAGCAAGTTCGCGGAATTTTACGCGATGATGAACGCCATGTACAGCGACTATTGCGAAGTAGCCAAGAAGTACGGCGTAGATCAGACGGACTTTTACGCGGATATGGCGAAGGCTTGGATGAACGACAGAGACGCGAAAAAGAATAAAACCGCGCTGTACTATGAGTGCATCGTAGAGAAGGATACCTAATACAAGTTTGCCCTGTTGGAGCGATTCAGCAGGGCATTTTGTTTGATTTTTAAGGGCAAGTGTGGTATAAAGTGAGGTATGATGATTTTGGGAAGTGGCGCGAAGTGTTGGAAATGCTGGGATTGAAGGGGAACTAGGGTTCTTCTGCGGAAGAAGGTTCGCAAATTTTAGCACAAAAAATAACAAGCTGTCAAGCCCTTGAAAATAAAGGGTTTGAGGGCTGTTTTTGTTTGTTACAAAAGTATTACGGAGACAAAAATACCACACTTTTGAAACTAAAAGTGTGGTATAAAGTGTGGTATGAAATTGTGGGAAGGAGAAATAATACAAGTTATTTGACATAGCGGGTGAAGGCTGCGTCCATCAGGGTGGCGGTGCGGGCTGCGTCATCGGCGAGGGCGTGTCCGTACTGACCGAAGGTGTCCATGGTGGCGCTGTGGCCTACGACCTGTTTGAGAAGCTGCTCGGGGACTTCATCCTTGTATAGGCTTATCATGGTGTGGCGGAGGCAATGGAAGGAGATACGCTTGTCAAGGGCGTTGCACTCGGCGTAGCGTTTCCAGTCGCGGTAAAATTTTGGAGGGTTCTCCTGCTTGCCTGTGAATGCCGGAAACACCCACGGGGAGACAATACCTTGCTTGCGCAGGTGCTGGCGCTGGGCTTCCAAGATGGTGCGGATGGTGGTGTTGAGGGCGATGGAACGCTGGGCGTTCTCGGTCTTGCCCTCGGTGGTGATGCGGGACTTGTTAACGCTGGTCTTCACGGGGATTGTGTCGGCGGTGATGGCGTCCCAGCGGAGGGCGCAGATTTCGCCCCGGCGCATGCCTGTGGCGCAGGCGAATCGGAAGGCCTGAATGTGCCAGCAGGGGATCCTCTTGCCGTGACTTGTGATGGTATCGACGGAGAATACCACGTTCAGCGCGTCGGGCTGAAGAATGACCTTTTCCTTTTTGGGCTTGCCGCCACGGGCTTGCAGGGTGTCGGGATTCAGCGGCTCCATCATCCAGCGGGAGGACTGGCAGAAGCGGGAGAACTCCAGCATAAGAGAGCGCAGCTTTTCAATGGTGGCAGCGGCTTTCCCCTGCTGGGCGGCGCCGTCAAGGATGGCCTGCCACTCTTGCGGGGCGATGCGAGACAGGCGCTTGACCTTCATAGCGGCTGGCAGGAACCAAGTGTTAATCAGGCCAGACTGAGTTTTGTAGGTATCCACGCCCAGCGTCTTGTGCTTGGATTCTAGCCAAAGGGTGATGGCCTTTTCAAGGGGCATGTCTCCCGTGCGGCGGGTGTCTGCCCAGTCTTGCGCCTTGGCTTCGGCTTCCTTCTTGCCGCGCTTGCCGGGGGTCTTGGAGTAAAAGGAACGGCGAAGACCGTCCACCATGACGTTGATCTTCCAGTATTCATACTGTTCATACCATTTGGCTTCTGCCGTAAAGAGTTTTTTCATCATTATCCTTCTTTCCGGGCTTGACGGCTGGGGAAGGCATCTGCTATAATAAGCAGTGCCAGAACCCCAGACGTACCCTTGTCTGTTGGAGTTTCATGCCCGTGTTGCTCCATGCTCTGGCTCCTTGTCCCCTGCGGAGGAAGCAGCCCGCAGGGGATTTTTTTATTCTTTTAGCTGCCCCTTGCTATATTGGTAAGATCAGAGACGCAAAAAGCCACGATTGAAATTCCCAGAACAAACGCTTCGTCCTTGCGAAACAGCACAAGGCCATTGCTTGTCGATTTACCGAAGATAAGCCATGCGCCACAAAAGGCACCCACGAACTTTGCGGGAAAAAGCAGTGCAAACCCATTAGGATCATGATGAAATTCTGCGTCAACTCCAAGGGCGGTAACAATCGTAAGGACAATAGCAAAGGGCGTAATGTTTTTATCCTCTGACAGCAGGTACCAAGCAAGGCTGCCGACAAGCGCAACGCCCAGCAGTACGCTAGTCCAACTAATATCCTTTTTCATCGTCGTTCTTCTTTCTCCCCTGTCGGGGCTTTTTTATTCCCTTTTTAACTAGTTTTGTAAAAAGGGAGCTTTTGGGATGCCGCATGTGCTATACTACCCCCAGACGGCGCGAAACGCCGAAAGGAGGCAGCAAGATGGACGAACTTAACACCAAGTACCGTGACTTACTCAAAGAGCTGGCCAGTCAAGCGACCGAGCGTCAAGCTGAGCTAGCATGGATTTTCCTCAGCGGGCTGATTGCCCGCAATGCCTAAGACCGCGCCGCCCTCATTCGTGAGGGCGGTCTTTTTGTGTCTCCCAGTCGGCCACCATGGTATTGATGACATCCGTCAGCGCCTCCCATTGGGATACGCTCAGCTTGGACAACGCGTGGATGAGGCACGCCCGCGTGTCCGGCGGGTCAACGCTCAGCACCGACGCGAAAAAGTCCGCAAGCTCCTGTTCGCGGGGCTTTGTCAGAAACATTTCGCCTTCGCCCGTCCGCAACCAGCGCTCATTCACGTCAAACTCGCGGCAGATGCTTCGGATAATCGCATCCTGTGGTTCACGATAACCTGTTTCGTAATTAGTAACAGCCGACTGCGAAAGCGAAAGCCGCTGGCTGAACTCCTCTTGTGTTAGCCCAAGCAACTTTCGGAGTTGCTTTATCCGATGTTTCAACCTCTCACCTCCTTTGCCCCCATAGTATAACACACAAAGTATCACGTTGCAATATTTTTCCCAAAAAAGTCTTGACGGCTCACTTGCAGCGTGGTATCATATACTCACAACGTGATAGACAATCACGGCAAAGGGAGGTGAGCAACAGGTGAGCGCCAAACGATTTCTTCTTTATTTTCTGGGTGTCGGGGCTGGCGTGCTGCTGGCGAAGCTGCTGATGCGGTGATGCTAGAAAAGGCTGGTAATGTACGCCAGCAGTACACCAGAGACTAACCCGGCAAAGTAAGAGATTACGCTTCCCACCAACCTATCCCGCCAAGCAAGGTAATACCGTTCGCCTTTTTTCGTAAGAAAACACCAGAGCTGATCCCTCTGGTCAGGCGGCAGCGCATAGGTTAAGTTCGGGTCATATGGACGGATGGAAACGTATCCCTTCTTGTCAAGGTAGCGCAACGTGCTTTCGTTGGCGATCTTGCGGGGAAACTGTGACAAACAAACGTCATGGTTGCGATACAGCCAAGTTAAGGCACGCAGATACTGAATTGGAAGCCTTGCCACAACAAACACCTCCTCCCTTTTGCGGATGCCGAAAGCATAGCACAAAGAGCAGGAGAGGACAAGCAACAGGAGGTGAACAACATGGACAAGACCCCTCAAAATCGCTACTCCATCACCGCGAAGGGCGCGGCGTTTCTCGCGGCAGTAGACGCGGGGCTGGTGGACGGGACGGAAGCAGGCGTGGATAAGTTTGAGAAGTTCTGGCGGCTGTGGGAGCAGTCAGCCAAACAAGCGCGGCAGCAACCAGGTCAGGAAAGCGCCAAGGACTACGCCAAAAAGGGTGCAAGCTGTTTCTTTGCGGTATTGCTTGGCAGCATCATTGGTTCGCTGCTGTGCAAGCTGTGCCTCTTCATCTTTTAGGCGGACGTACTCCCTGCCCTTTTCGGTGATGGCATAGGCTACATAACCTTGTGCCAAATCCCGATAGGGGGAATCAGGGTGCGGCGG